GCCAAGCTTCGCTTGGCTCGCTTTGTCGGGCTCGCTACGCTCGCCCGCCAGCCACTCTTTAATGTATGATAACATTAATGAATAGATTATGCGAGTCTTAGTTGTTTTGTGTTTTTTTATGTTTTACCCTTCGAGGAAAATTTTTAAAAAAATATTTTTAAGATACAAACAATAAAATGTTACCACTAAACAATAAAATGTTACTACTACAGAATAACCGGATAACTATTTAAAGAAAGGCAATCTTATAATATTAAGTAATTTAAATAGTGAAGTTGCAAGTGATAAAGCCTTATATGGTTATGTCTTCCAAGTAAAAAAGCAGACAGTGAAGAGCAGTATTGTGCGCGTCTTTACGCAAACTGACTAAACGGTTGGCTCCTATTTGCGCCTAAAAACGCATTATAGCCAGAGAGACGCGGTCAGTGGCAAGTGCGCTATAGCTGCTTATTTTAGCTAAAAGCGAGCACATGGTGGATAGAGATTTGCTTGGACACACGACCGAAAGGTTTATATAGTAGTGTGTGTTTAATAAGGTATGCAAGAAAGTAAAAGAGTAATGGATAGGGAATTAAGAATACATAATATTACTGAGGTTTTACGACGAGAAAAGGCTGGAGATTTAAAGATTGATTATGAGAAATTCTGGATTGAAATTGCTGCAAAATATCACTGCTCTGAAAGAAAAGCTAAGGAATACATTAAAATCGCAAAGTTTATGCTAAAATGATTTCAAGATTAACAGAGAAGGATTGGCTATTATCAAAAAGAGAAGCTGAACAAATATTAAAAGGTGCTGAAATGCAGAAGATTGCTGGCGAGATGATGCTTAAAAGGGCATTAAAAGAATTAGACAACTATCCTAATGCCGAACAGAAACTACATCAAGGGGATAAAGAAAGAGAGGAAAATCATAAAAAGACTGAAAAATAATGGATATGATATTGCTCATCGTTCTGCAGGCTCTCACTCTCCCATAGATATTTTTGCAATTTCAAGAAAAAAGAGAATAATCCTATTTATTCAATCAAAACCAGACAATTACCCAATTTCTAAAACAGAAAAGCTTTATAAAGAATTAAATTGGATTAATGGGGAGGATTGGAAAGTTGTTTTTAAGGTAATATGATACAATTAGACCCATGGCAGAGAGAAGTTATTGAAACAGAAGGAAATATTGCATTAAGAAGTGGGCGTCAAGTTGGGAAATCTACAGCAATAGCTGTAAAAACTGCAGAATTTACAACAAAAAACAAAAATAAGACTGTTTTAGTGATTGCAGCAGTAGAAAGACAGGCCGCTCTATTATTTGAAAAAACACTTAATTATCTCTATGAAAACTACAAATCATATGTAAAAAAGGGAAAAGACAGGCCCACAAAAACAAAGATTATGTTAAACAACGGCTCAAAAATATATTGCCTTCCAACAGGAATGACAGGATACGGGATAAGAGGATACACAATAGACCTATTAATTGCAGATGAGGCTGCATTTATCCCAGATGAAGTTTGGAGTGCTGTTACTCCTATGATTGCGACAACAGGGGGAAAAATCATATTATTATCAACTCCTTTCGGAAAGAGAGGATATTTCTATAGATGCTTCACAGACCCAGCATATACAACATTTCATATAAGTTCTGAAGATTGTCCGAGAATTCCAAAAAGCTTTTTAGAGCAGGAAAAGAAAACTATGACCAAATTACAATACGCCCAAGAATACTTAGGAGAATTCTTAGACGAGCTGATGCAGTTCTTCCCAACCGCACTCATCAGGGACTGCATGACTGCCGAAGTTGTAACCTCTTCAGGCAGTCTATTCTTGGGCGTTGATGTTGCAAGATATGGAGGAGATGAAAATGCGTTTGTAATTGTAAGGATGACAAACAAAGAAAAATTAAGAGTTGAAATAATAATCACAACAGAGAAAGTCAGTATTGTAGAAACAACAGCAAGGATAATTGCTCTTGATAAAGCATACCATTTTAACAAAATCCTTATAGATGATGGGGGAATTGGAGGCGCAGTATTTGATTATTTGATTGAAAAACCAAGATTTAAGAGATGTTTAATAGGAATTAATAACGCAAGAAGAAGTATAGATAATGAGGGGAAAAGAGGAAAAAAGCTAATGAAAGAAGATATTTACGGAAATCTTAAAAGATTAATGGAAAACGGGTTTATAAAGTTTCCAAATGATGAAAAGTTAGCCATGAGTTTAGCATCTGTTCAGTATGAATATACAGATGAAGGAAGGATAAAAATCTTTGGGAGATACACACATATAGCAGAGGCGTTAGTGCGAGCGTGTTACTGCGTAAAAACGAAAGGTTTAAATATCTATATAAACAAAGTCGAGTATGGAAGAGAAAATTATTAAACCGACAACAGAAAAAGAAGAGTATATTCTAAGTGATGAGGGTTATTTTTTTATAGAAGCTTTGAGAGAATTAACAACAGAAATTAAAAAATTAAGGAAATCTAAATAATGGGAACATTATGTTTATCAGGAGCAGCTTTATTAAAAGCAGGAGCAAATGTAAGTTCATCTTTAACCGAAGATAATTATGACCAAGCAATCGAAGAAGCAGAGAGCACAATCTGCGCAATCACAAGATATAATTGGATGAATGTCTATGCAACTCTTAATGCAGATGTTAAGTATATCTTGCAGGAAGTATGCTCAAATTTAGCAGGAATATATCTCTTAAACTATGATATGTCTGGCATTACTATGGATGAGGCTCAAACAAGATTAAATGTCTTAATAGACGGAGCACTTAGAGGATTGTCTGTCCTAAGAGACAGGAAAGTGCAGGACTTTATAAATGGCGCATGATTTTAAAAAATTTCCAGAATTAACAAATAGGCAGATGACAATCTATTATTTTGACAGCCCACACAGACAAATAACAGACGGATTTATTGCAAAAGTTACGAGAGTTGTAGACGGAGATACAATAAGAGTAATGTGTGATTTTAGAGATTTTGAGTTCCCTATAAGATTTTTAAATAGTATGGCTCCAGAGTTAAAAGAAAAAGGCGGAAGAGAAAGCAAAGCATGGTTAGAAGACCAGATATTAGGAGAAGAGATTTATGTCCAGGTTAAATTAGATAACAGAGTTGGAAGATGGGGGAGATTATTAGGTATAATCTTCCATAGAGGATTTGATATTAACGAAGAAAGTATAAGACAAGGGCATGCAGTAGCTATGAGTGAAAGTGCGCATACTGCACCATTAAAAGAAGATATTTTTAATTTTTTTAAAAGATTGGAGAAAATAAAAATATAAAATGCCAGAAACATCAATAGGAAAAGCAGATTACGGGGATATGACTAACGCAGTTACAGATTACTCTGTAGATACAAAGGCAACAGAAGGGCCAGGAGAACAAGATGAGACAACTTGGGATAATACAAATTGGACGCAGTATTTCGGCTACTATAAAACAATTCCAGAATTAGCAGCAGCAATAGATGCAAAAGCAACTTGGACAATAGGCAAAGGATATAAAGCAGATGCTTACACTTCTGTGATTTTAGAGAATATAAAAGGTTGGGGAAAAGATACATTTAATACAATTCTTGAAAATATGGTAAGAGTATATCAGATTGGAGGGGATGCTTTTTGTGAGATAATTTCTGAAAATAGAGAGATAATAAACCTAAAACCATTAGACCCTGGAAGCATAAGGATTGTCGTCGATAGAAAAGGATTAATAAAAAGATATGAACAAATCTCTAAAGTTAAAACTCCAAACAAGAAATTCAAACCACAAGAGATATTTCATTTAGCGAGAAATAGAGTAGCTGATGAGATACACGGAGTGAGTATTATCGAAAGATTAGAACCTATGATTTTGATGAGAAATGAAGCTATGGCTGATTATAAAAGACTTCTTCATCGTAATGTCTTCCCTGTTCATGTATTCCATTTAGATACAGATGAAGCTGCAGAAGTAGCTGCATTTAAAGCAAAAGCAGATTTAGCAGTAGAACACGGAGAAAACTTATTTATTCCAAAAGGAGCAGTAGAGCATGAATTAGCAAGTGTCCCTTCAAATGCAACATTAAACCCTCTTCCATGGATTGAAAACTTAAATCAATATTTCTTCCAAGCTGTAGGTATTCCAGATATTATCTTAGGAACTTCAAAAGCATTTACAGAAGCAAGTGCAAAGATTGCATATTTAGCATTCCAGCAAAATGTAGAAGAAGAGCAATTATTTATTGAAGAGAGTGTATGGGAGCAGTTAGGATTAAAAATAGAGTTAGAATTCCCTGCAAGTATTGAAAACGAGTTAATATCAGATAAAGCAAAAGACGGAGCAGTAAACATAACTCCAGAAGAAACAACAGCAGAGTTGGAGGGTAGAAGATGATAAAAAGAAGATTTATATATGAGAACAGATTTATATTAGCCACTATGATAATCATGTTATTAGTTGGAGGGATTGTGGGTTATGCTGTGGGCTCTGCAGTAACTCTAAATTGGGCAGTTGATAAGGGATTACATTTTTTAAGTTTAAAAGGAATTGAAGTAGATGTTGATAAAGAAGAACTCACCCATGCTCTAAACACATACCATAACGCAATAGGAGAGGCTTACGATGAAAAAAATAGATAAATCAATAGTTATCTGTGCTATAATATGCATTTCGCTATTAGAAGCGTTTGCATTATATCAAGGCGTTAATGGAGCTATGTTAAGAATAGTTTTAATTATATTAGCTTTGATTGCAGGGGTAGTTATTCCTACACCAAAAGCACTAACAGAATAATGGCAGGAAGAAGTGGGTTTAAGAAACCTAAAAGAGAAGGGCACGCCCTTGTGAAATATCAAGGGGGATTAGAGACAGAAGTGCCGACAGGAGGAGCATCTAAAGCAGGGGGAAAAGGTAAAGAAGCAATAATTACAAAGAAACCTCCAGAAGTATTAGAACGAGAAGAAAAAGCAGAAATGGAAACAAAAGAAAATGTGGAAAAGTGGTCGAGTGCAATAGATGTAAAAAAACAGGATACAGAAAGAGGAAACAAAGAAGGAATTATAAGTGGAATTAGTACTAATATAGGAGTAGGAGGGGGATTATTAGGGGGTGCAAAAGCACAGGCAGAGAGATTATTATCAGAGCCTGGAGAAGAAGCAGGAAGAGCAATAAAAGGAACAATAGGAGGAGCTATTGTAGGAGTAGGAGGAACAGCAGCTCTCACTGCATTAAAAGCACATCCTGTATTATCTTCAGTTGGAGCAGTATACTTAGGAGATAAGATAGCACAGGGAAATTTAAACGCTGTTTGGGCAGCTGTAGATAATATTGCAACAGGAACAGCATTTTCATCAAGAAAAGTTTTAGATAGCTATAAATCAGGAACTATTGATATTAGTGAAGCTATGAGCAATATGAGAGATATAAAAGAGGAAATTAATTTTGCAGAGGGGTTTGTTAAGAAATCAGTATTATTAAATCCTTATTTATGGTTCGGGTCTGGGAAAGCTTATTTGGTAGCTATTAAGAAATCTCAAGAAGATTGGGATAGAGATATGCAAATGATTATGAGTGTAAATCAGGCACAAGAAATTATTAATGAACAATTTTGGAATGATTACAGAAGTAAACAAATGAAAGGGGGTGCTTAAAAATGGATGAAGAAAAAAAAGAAGAGCCAAAAGAAGAACATACAACAGATAATTCTGGAGAGAGGGTTCAGTCAGAGACAAACTCACTCCTTGACAGAGCAAATGAAACTGCACAAAGGCTTGAAGAAGCCAATAAGAAAACTGAAGAATTACTCAACAGACAAGAACAACTTATGGCAAAAGAAGCTCTGGGAGGAAGAAGTGAAGCAGGAAAAGGAAGTATAAAAAAAGAAGAGATAAGTGATGAAGAGTTTGCGAATAAAGTCCTAAAAGGTGAGATTAATCCATTAGGTATCTAATGCATCTGTATTGTATTTCGAGAGGGATTAAGCAGGATGTAGACAGATTTATAAAAGAGTTAGAGTGTCAATATCTTCCATTTAAGTATAGAGGTTTTGACTTTATTCAAATGTCAGTCAGACCTGTTCAGTTGTGGGAGATGGTGTTCCCTAAAGAACTGAAAGACTTAATGATTAATACAATAATAAGAGGAAATCCGCCAGAACACGAGACTATGTTCAAATATCCTTTGGCTGTATTAAGAAAACTTTTAAATGCAAAAAAGGTTGAAGACACAACTCACAAGAAAAGATTAGCTGTTTACCATGAGAATGTTCAGGTATTGCCTATTGGAATAAGAGAAGATGTAATGCACGAAGAAGGACATGAGATGCTATGAAATTTAAAACAAAATATAAGCTCAATCTTCATAAAAGATATTTTGATTTAGGCTATGGATTTACAAGTTACTTAAAGTATTTCATAGCCTTTATTGGATTGGCTTCAAGAAATGTAAAATGGACTATGATAATCGGAGTAGCTTATGCTATTTCATGTTATATCTTCGGATGGGCATGGATAAAATTCGGTTGGTATGAAGCAGAAATTGAGGTAAATAACAAATTTAATAAGTTTGTCAAAGAGATGAGAAAGAGTTATAATAACCGAAAGATTTAAATAGTGTTATTCGGTATACCGAATATGGCAAACGAAGCAATAATAGTTAATTTATTAGGAGATGAGGGAGATGTTATCGAGTATACAGTTCCAAATACAGAGGCTGTTCCAAAAGGAACATTAATGACTTTATCAGGGGCAAGAGGATGTTTAGCAACTTCTGGAATAAATAAAACTTTTATAGGTATAGCTTCAACTGAAAAAGTAGCTAATGACGGAAGCACAAATTTAGGATTATATACAAAAGGAATATTTGATTTAATGGTCGTCGGTGCAGTAGGTATTGGTGAGCCTGTAAAATTATCAGGTGCAAATACCGTGTGCAGAGTGCCAACAAGCGAAATAGTAAGCGGTGCATATGTAGGTAAAATTTTAGAAACAGGTGTCGACGGAGCAAGAGCAGAAGTCGCAATAGGAGTTTATTAATATGGCAGATGTAATTGGTGAACAAGACATAAGAGGTGAAAATATAGATAGAGCTGTTAAAGGCTTTGCATTACAGGAATACAAACTTAAAAGAGTTTGTTTAATTCAATCTTCTTCTAAATGGACTGAAACATATTACAAAGAAACAGCTACAGAATTAAGTGGAGCAGCATCAAGAAATATTAAAGGTGTTGCAAGATTAGCAGCATTCCCTTATGTTGAGCCAAGCTGGACTAAAGTATCTACAAGATTAATAAAACATGCAGCAGAAGGCGTTATCTCTATGGAGGATAAGATGACCGATGCTATTGATGTTCAAGCAAGAACTTTATTAAGAGTTGCAAGGGCTATTGCAAAGAGTGTTGATAGTGCAATTTATTCTGCAATCACCTCAGATGCAAATGTCAATACTGCGGCAGCAGTAGCAGTATGGGATGATGCGACAGTAGCAAACAGAGACCCAATAAGAGATATTTTAACAGGTATTCAGTATATAACCGTAGATAACTATGACCCATTAAGAAATGGATATCTATTAGTAACTCCAAAAGATTACACAAACTTAATGATGAATTCTAAAGTTATAAACAACCCTTCATTTAAAACTGCAGATGTAGTAAGTAACGGAGTTGTAGGGCAAATCTGTGGATTAAAGATAATTGTTACAACTTCTGTAGATGATGATGAAGCAGCTATTATTGTAGGACAGACAGCTGTTACATGGAAAAGTGCAGTAGGATTAACAACAGCAATAATAGAAGATAGAGGTATTAAATACACAATCAGAGCGTGGGAAATTGGAGTTCCAATAGTTACAAATCCTGAGGCAATTCACATTATCACAAATACTCAAACTTAAAATGATAGAAATAGAATCTAAAGATAATGAAACAATCGAAGATTTAGAGGAAGAAGAGGAAGGTTTTGAAAATGAGTAATGAAGGAAAATTAAGACGAGGGGAGAAATGGTTTAGAATGAGAGATATAGACGGAAATCTCCCAAAAGAAATATTGAACGACCAAATGAAAATGTGTGATGTTAATTTTTATATAAATTCTATCGAGCCAAAAGAAGAAGAAGTTAAAAAGAAGAAAAAGGGGGTGTAAGATGACTATCATCGAAGGAGATGTTTTAATACCCTCTGAACTAATTGTTCCAACACGTCTTTCTGGAAGTTACCCAAATATTAGTGGTGCATTATTCATGAGTGGAAGTGACTTAATTATTGTCACTGCAAATGGTGCGGAGGTTGTAACTCTATCAGGTTAAAATGGCAGCAGGAGATGTAACAGTCAACATTATAGCAAGTCCATTTACAGCAGCAGATATAGATACAGCTCTCACTGCATTAAGAGCGGGTGCAGGATTAAGCGGACATTATCTAATGACGGCTTGTGAAAATCAAATAGTCTTAGCAGCCATAGAGGAGTAAACTATGAAACTTTTTCTTGAAAAAAAAGAGATAATCGACGGAGAAGAAAGCATCGTAAATGTAAAAGAAATTAAAGATATTAAAGAAGCTGTCAAAGGAGATGTAATACATAAATGCAGGCATGATGAGACACCTCAAAAGGCATGCGAGAGAGTGGTGATATAATGGCAAGTGGAGATGTGGATGTAAAGATAACTTCAAATAATGCTCACTATGGTGCATCATTCGACGGAGTGGATGATTATATAGAAATTCCGCATCATGAAAATCAATTAGGAAGAAACTTATTAAATGGATTTACAATAAGTGCATGGATAAATCCAAAAAGTATTGGGGAAGGAACAAGAGGAAGAATTTTAGATAAAAGCACGGCTGCAAATGGAGATAATGGATTTCAATTTAATATGCTCTCATCCGGAGGAATCAAAGCTATGTTTAAAATAAATGTAGGAACTGCAGCAACTTCTGCTGAATTATCCCTAAACTTATGGACGCATGTTTTAATCACAGTTTCATCAGGGCAATTAGCAAATTATTATATGAATGGGGTTTTATCAGGAGTAGCAAATCAAAATTTAGTCCAAACAATTTCTACAATAACAACAACAAACGCTATGAGAATAGGAAACAGAAGCACAGCAACAGATGCAACTTTTGATGGTGTAATAAGAGATGTGAGAATGTGGAATAAAGTTTTAACTGCTGATGAAATTGCAAAGGTCTATGCAAATGGAAATGTCAAAGAAGGATTAATCGGAAGATGGAAACTTAACGGCAATTCAAATGATTATTCAAATTATGGAAATCATGGAACAGACAGCGGAGTATATTATACAATAAGAGATGATGCAATAGCATCTGCTATGAGCGGACAAAGATTAGTAGCGGGATTAAGCGGAACATATTTAATGGCAGGATTGAAAGGAGGACAGATTGTATCTGCTGCGATAACACCATGAAAGGCAAACCTAATGATTTAGAAAAAGTTATCCATAAAGAAAGAGACTTAGTTTTATGTCCGTTGAAGTTGTGTAAGATTTCGGGGGAGTATTGGAGATGCTATACAAACTCTTATAAAGATTGTGGAATATATTTAAATTATATATTACACGAGAAACATGGCATTGAGCAATAAATTTGGAAGTAAAGTTTTAAAAGGAGTTAATTATGATTTTGTTGATTTAATCACAGGCAAAGCTTATGCAACTCTGTATGCAGGTGCAACTCTTTCTGGGGCTAATGTTATGAGAACTCATGTATTTGACAGCTCATATGTTTCTAATGGATGGTATTCTCCATGGATAATTGCGAATAGCGTCGATAAAGATTTTGATATTGAAGTTGGAAAGACTTTAAGATTAGGAGGAGAAGCAATAGTAAATGGAACAGTGGCAATTTATAATAATGGTGTAGCTATGAACTGCAATTATACAACAACAGCAACATTAAGCAAATGGGATGGAACAACAGAAACTCCTATTGCAACAACAACTAATCCTGCTGTGAATATTACAGGAACAACATTTGCAGAACATAGATTTGGAGTAAGTCTTACTATTCCATACAATACAATAATTAAAAAAGGAATAGATTTAAGGCTGACAATACAAATAACAATTACAGGAACTGCTGGAACAACCTGCTTTCTTGGACATGACCCGGGAAACAGAACTGTGGCCAACATAATTAACGACGACAGCACTTTAAAATTATTTCTTCCAATGCTGACAAATTAGTTACTACTCTGACAAAGTAAATCATAATAGAAACATTTAAATAGTAGTGTGTGCTATCTAATGTATGAAAAAAGAATTTAATTTAAGTAATTATTTAATCAGTTGGGAAAAGTTTAAAGCAATCAAAAGAGAAAAGGGAGTTGATTATTATGTTATTCCGAGAGTATACGTCGTAGAATTTATAGAATTATTGAAACACGATTTAAAAACTTTAGATTTAACAGAACATTCTTTTGATGATATTGTAAATAGACGAGCAGGAGATAAATTAATATGAAAAAAGAATTTAATTTAAGTAAGAAAATAATAGGTAAAAATAAAGATTTACCTGAGGATGTTTGGCTTACAGAATTATTAATGGTTAAAGATGTCAAAGAATTTATAAAAAGGTTGCTAACTCCAAATAATATATCCAAAGGTTTTGTTGAAGTAAGCACAATAAAATATTATGCAGGAGATAAATTAATATGAAAACTTTGAAGGATTTTGAAGAACATATAT